GCCGGTGCCCCCCTGGCCGTAGCGCAGGTTCTGGTTGGCCACGCCCCCGACCGTGCCCACGAGTCCGGGCTGGGCCAGGTTCCACTGATTGAAGGTGCCGCTGCCGGGGATGTACCCGCCGCGCTCGCCGGTGGTCTGCCCCTTCAGGTACTCGAGGTAGGAGGGGTCGATCTGGATGGGCGCCTGCCCGAAGCCGGGCACGCCCCAGCCGTACCCCTGCTCCGAGGTGTTGGCCCCGATGCTCTGCGGGTTGGTGGGCGCGTTCCACCAGGCCGGGCTGGGCGTGCCGGGGTACAGGTAGTAGCTGCCGGGGGCGCTCTGCTGCGGGACCGGGTACATCGTGCTGAGGTCGGGAAGGGGCATGGCTCAGAGCCCTCCTTCGAGGCCGGGCGGGGGCATCCCCGGTCCACCGGGTGGCCCCATCGGGGCGGGCACGGGAGGTCCTGGTGGTGGCGCAAGCGCGGGGGGTGGCGCGACCGGCGGCGCCGGCCCCAACGCGGGGGGCGTCGCGGGACCGGCGCCACCGGCCTGCCCCATCGGCGCGGGGGGGGCCGGGGCGGCGGCGGCGGCGAGCGCCAGGCCGTGCTCGGCCCCCGGCTGGCCCTGGGCGGGCGGGAGCAGCACCGGCAGACCGTTGGCCTTCCGCCAGGTCTCCGCGCCCCTGACCGCTTCCACGAGCCCGTAGGCGCCCGTCCGCTGGAAGGTGGAGGACCAGGCCTGGGCGTTCGGGCTGCCGTCCTCCATGAACAGGGTCAGGGCGTAGTACTCGGCCTGCTGCTGCTCCGTCGCTTTGGCCGCGAAGGGGGCGGTGTCCGAGGACATGATGCGCGCGGCCACCGCGTCGCCCGTGGTGGCCACCCACTGCGCTAACTCATCGGCTATTGCTTCCATGCTCCCCGGGTCGGGGGTGGGGAGGAGGTCGGGCAGCCGCTTGCCAGCCAGCACCTGCTGGTCGCGCAGGCGCTGGGGGCGGTAGTCGTTCGCTGAAGGCGGCGCGTCTGGCTCCGGTGGAGCAGGCGCCGGCGCGGGCGGCGGCCCGTAGCCGTCCACCTAGCCCGGCCTCCCCGGCATCGGCGGTCGGCCGTTGGGGGGCCCGGGGATGACCGGTGACCCGGGGGGCGAGCTGGGCAGACCGCCGGGGATGGCCTGGCCCTGCCCGGGCTGCATGAGGGGCATCCCGTTGCCGGGCGCCTGCACCATCCCCGGGAGGCCGCCGCCGGGGCCGGAGGGGCCCAGCACGCCGGGGCCCAGCCCGGGTTCGCCCCCCATGCCCGGGAGCGCCCCCAGCCCGGGGGGTGGCCCTCCTGGTGGGGCCATCCCGGGCGGCATGCCCGGAGGAGGCATGCCGGCGGGCATCCCGGCGGGGCCCGCCCCGATGCTCTGGAGGGCCTGCTCCTCGCCCATGCCGAGGCGCTGCTGGATGCGCTGCATGAGCATCTTCTGGATGAAGTCGCTGCGCTTGGCGTTCTCCACGATGAGGCCGCGCTCCACCTCGCCGGGATCCCCGCCCAGGGCCTCGATGGCCATGGCCGTCGTCTCCAGGCCGGCCTGCATCATCTCGACGTGCGACCGGATCTCCAGGGCCTTGTTGCTGGGCGTCTCGGGGTCGAGCTTGACCGTGTAGCGGTGGCTGCCTTTCAGTTCGGCGGGGCCGATGCCGACCCAGCCGGAGGGGCCACTGGCCGCGCCCGCGCCCCGGGAGGGGCCCCGCCCCGTCGCCTTCTGGCCCCAGGCGTACACCTTCTCCCCGATGCAGTGCTCGATCAGCCAGCTCTCGAAGCCGGTGCGCTCGGAGAGGGCCACCTCGGCGTTAGCCACGATGGGGTCCCAGGCGAGGCGGGCCAGGTGCGCCGCCTGGTTGAGGGCGTACCCGCTGGTGTCCCCCCCCACGATGCCCTGCACCGAGCTCGGGAGGGCGAGCTCGAGGAAGCCCCGGATGGCCGTGATGACCTTGTCGATGTCGACGCCGGCGCGGGGCATCTCCACCGCGCTGATGTCCCACGGGTAGATGGCCCCGGGCTCGATCCGGCTCACGGCGGCCAGCGCGTCCGCCTCCGAGCCGTCCCGCCCGAAGGGGCTGGTCTGGGCGTTGAGCCCGCCCAGGGTGGAGGCCAGGGAGGCCCCCGGCGGTTGGTTGCGCTTGAACGCGGGGAAGCCCGTGAGGTACGCCGCGTTGCTCTGGATGGTGAGGTACGAGTCCAACGCGGGGAACAGGGAGAGGAAGGGGTAGAGCACGGAGAGTCCGGCCCGCTCGGGCAGCCGGGACGCCGTCGTTATCCCGAGTGCATGAAAATAGGGGCCTTTCAGGGTCTTCAAGTAGGGATCGCCGTAGCGGTGGCGGTAGTGCTTGACCAGCGTGCCCCGGCCGAAGCCCGCGCCGGCCCCGCTGCGGGCGCTGCCCTGCCCAGGTCCAAGAAGGAGCGTACGGCAGGATTTGTAGTCCCACAGCTCCGCGACGGTGATGGTCGAGGTGCCGGACATCACCCGCGACCACTCCGAGCGGGGCAGTCCCATGCCCTCCTCCGCCACCACGTCGCCCGCGGAGGAGAGGCCGGCCCCGAAGCGGTCCAGCACCTCGAGGTACGGGACGTCGGAGACCTCGGCGTTGTAGCGGTCGCCGTCGAGGGTCCTCCAGTAGTAGAAGCACTCCGGCGGGACGTCGGTCGAGGTGATGGGGTAGGGCTCGCCCTGCTTAAACCGCTCCGTGCCCTGGTCGTGCTCGCGGCGGCGCTCCTCCTCGGAGAGGGTGGCGTCGCCCGCCAACTCCTCGCGCAGGCGGTTGCTCATCTGGGTGTACCCGCGCCAGCGGGAGGTGCGCTCCACCGTCTTGAGCACGCCCTCCCCCTTGCTGATGAGGGAGTAGATGAACAGCCGGAGGAGCTGGCGTTTGGACTCCTGCTCCTGGCGCGTCCAGGTGGCCTCGAGCGCGTGCTCCCGCAGCTCGGCGTTGCTCTGCGCGCTCTGGCTCGAGCCCAGCGGCTCGAAGTTCACCTGAGGCGGATTCACCGTCAGCGCGGCGCTGATGGTGGAGACGATGTTGTGCGCGAGTGGGGAGCGCACCTCGGTGGACGTGGTGCGGTAGTTGTCCGGGACGTTGAGCGGGTAGCGGCTCCAGAGCACGTCGTCGGTGCGCTCGTAGAGCTTGTCCCGCTGCTCGAAGTCCCAGCGCAGCTGGGTGAGCAGCTCCGAGGCCTCCTCCCCCCGGCGGAGGTCGGCCTCGCTGGTCAGGGGTTTGAAGCTGCTCGAGGGACGCGGCTCGCGGCGGCGCTCTGCCAAAAGCGGGGTCTCCTGCACACGGCGGAGGAGACGCGCCTGCACGCACGCCGGACTGGCCCCATCTTACACGGCCGGTCTATTCCGGCCCCAGGGGCCACCCAGGGGGCCTCCCAGGGGCCACCGGCGGTACGCTAGGCGGACGGGGCATGCGGGGGCCGGTGATCTCGGTGGCGGTCTCGGACGCGGCGCGCCTCCTCGGGGGCGTGCCCTGGCCCGCGTGGGCCCCGCCGGACGGCCCCCGGGCGCCGTTGGCCGTCTTCCTCGGGTACGAGGTCGTCGCCCTGGCCGGGGACGCGCAGCTGGCCGCGTGGCGGGCCCAGCTGGCCGAGTTGGCCGGCTGCGGCTGGCGCATCCGGGAGCAGCAGGACGGCCGGCGCTGGGGCCTGGTCGTCACCCTCACCCCGCCGGGGGTGCCCGCCCCCCCGCGTCGCACGCGCTAGCGCCGCGCTCGGTGTGCGAAAGTACCAGCGGGACGACGCGGTTGGTGCTACGTTCGAGGGGGACGGGCCGACGCCCACCACCAAGAAAGAGGCCGCCTGATGTCCGTGGAGCTGGTGCTGGCCCTGCTCTTCTCCTTCGTGCTCCTGCCCTGCATCGCGCACTGGACGCGCGAGGCGCAGGAGCGGGACCGCACGGCCGGCGGCGCCGCCGTCCCACCCGAGCGGCGACGCACTTAGCCGAAGCGCGCCCGGATGGGCCGGGTCATCCCCCGGCCCTCCTGCGCCACCTGGGACGCCTCCAGGGCCAGCGTGGTGGCTCCGGAGAGGGCATCCACCGCGTCGTCGTGGGTGAGCATGGGGAACCCGAGCAGCTCCCGCTCCACCGCGGGCCACAGCGGGTGCCCGGTGTCGACGTAGAGCTGGCCGGCCTCGGCCTTCGCGGCGGGTGCCCGGGCCCGGGTCACCTTGTCCGTCGCCACCGGCACCGCCACCACCGCCGTGGCCAGCCGGGCGCCGAGCGTCTGCTGCAGCTGGTCGCGCAGGGTCAGGGTGGCCGCCTGGCGGTAGGCCCCCACCTCGACGCCGATGTAGCGGGGCCGCACCTGCAGGAGGTACTCGGCCAGGGCGTCCACCAGCCCGGCCTCGTCGACCCGCTTGCGGAACCAGGAGAGGACGTAGAGGGTGCGCACCGGGTCGGCCGGGTCGTACCCCACCACACAGACGCACGTATAGTCGGCGCTCTGCTGCTGGCTCCAGGCCAGGTCGACGTAGGCCACCACCGTCAGCCGGGCCTGCAGGGCCTGGGCCAGCTCCCGGGTGTAGGGCCGGAACCACTCGGCCTGGAAGACGCCGGCGCCCACCGGGACGGGGTCGCCCATCCAGACCGTGCCCCACTGGGCCGAGCCCAGCCGGCGGCGCTCGTTCAGCAGCCACTCCAGCGACCACTGGGCGGGCCACAGGCTGCCGTGCCCGTCCGCGTCGCGGGGCGCCTCGGGGGCGAGCCAGGGGAAGTCGCCCAGGGCGGGGGTGTGCAGCAGGTCCCACCCCTGCTTCAGCAGGTGGGCAGCGACGTCCTCCTCGCCCCACCGGGTGGTAATGCACAGGGCCGAGCCCTGGGGGTGGAGCCGGGGCAGGAGGGTCATGTCCAGCAGCTGGCGGACGCGCTGCATCTCCACGGGGGAGGTGGCGGTCTCCTGCGTCACGGGGTCGTCCAGGAGCAGGCAGTGGGCCCGGGAGCCGATCACCGACGCGCCGAAGCCGCTGCAGCGGTAGCTGGGGTCCTTCGTCCCGGGGGGCACGCCGCGCAGGTAGAGGCCGTCGGAGGACCAGCCCCGGGAGGGGTCCGGCCTCGCCTCGGGTTCGGGAAACACCGCGTCGTGCGCCGGGGTTGCGGTCAACCCGAGGCTCACCGTCCCCGCGAACTGACGGCTCATGGTGTCGCTCGAGGTGATGGCGAGGATGGCCCGGTCGGGGTGGTTCCCCAGATACCACAGCGGGAGCACGAAGGAGAGGTAGGTGGACTTCGCGGCGCCGGGCGGGGCGACCACGAGCAGGCGGCCGCCGGGGGTCTCCACCGCGCGCCGCACCTGCTCGAGCCAGTGCCGGTGGTGCGGGGCGGGTCGCAAGCCGTGCGCCACAAAGGCGTAGGCCTCGGGGCGCCGCCGGGCGAGCTCGAGGGCGACCTCGTCCCAGGCCCCCGCCCCTGCGGTATATTTCGCGGGCGGCGGCCCATGCCCGCCAGAGACGGGCGGCGGCGCAGTCGCGTTTGTCAACCCACCAGCCACCAGGGGTGCCGCTCCACGGTCTGCGGGGCCGGTCGCCCCGCCAGGGCCTGCAGCGCCCAGTCGCACTCGTACGGGGCGTCCGCCAGTTCCCAGACCCAGTCGCACCACGCGCGCAGGCGGCGCACCTCCCTGGCCAGGGAGACGCTCCCCTGCTCCTCCCACCGGATGCGGTCGGCCAGGCCCGCCAATTCTTCCAGCGCCTCCAAGTCCCCCTCGTCCAGCGGCCGCAGCGCCTCAGCCATCGTCGGCCCCCAGGAGGGCGCGGGTCAGCCGCTCGACGTCGGCCTCCTCGACGTGGGCGCGGAGCAGCTCGCGGTGGGTCACCTGGGCGTCGACGGTGATGTCCGCCTCGACCACGTTCACCGCCCGGCCGAACCCGCGGTCGGCGAGCCACTGCGCGGCGGCCATGCGCAGGGCGGTGGGCTGCTTGGGGTGGCGCAGGACGGCGAGCATGTAGGCCACCAGCTCGGCGCCCTCTCTGGTCTCCTCCCGGATGATGGCAGCGAAGCCCTTCGGCCTCCCTTGCGGGTTGCCGCTCACTCCCGGGAGGAAGCGGCCTGATACCCCTCTGTTACCAGGCGTCATGTGCGCGCCTCCTCGCGACGGCGCTGTGCGGCGATGGCCGCCGCCGCCCCGGCCGCGTCGGGCCCGGGGGCGTCTGGGAGCAACCACCAGGGGTGCGGATGCGTCCGCCAGCGGTTCGGCCAGGGCGACGCCCGCCCGCCCCCGTAGTGCTTCATTCCCCACACCTCGTGCCCGCGCTCCCAGAACAGTTTGCGGAGCGCCTGGTACGCCACCTGGTTGACCCGCGTCCCCGTGATGCCGAGCACCGCGCCCACTTCTCGGAGGGTGGTGCGTCCCTGCCGGTCGAGGTCCAGCCGGCGGGTGAGGATGTACCGCTCCCGCTCGGAGAGCGCGGCGAACGCCCGGGCCGGCCAGGGGACGAACTCCTGCATGCCGTGGCTCCGGGCGAAGCCCTCGGGGAAGTGCTTCGTGGACACGCACACCACCTCAACCGCCGTCGCCATCAGTCCCCTCCCGCAGGAAGTCCCGCAGCCGACGGAGGCAGGGCATATCCTCCCGGGGGCCGAACTGCAAAATCTCCACCAGATCGGCGCTCACGGTACGTGCTTCCAGATGCGTCGAGCGACGATGGCGGCGATGGTCACCTTCTTCACCCCATACTCACCCGCCAGGGCGAGGTACGTCACCCCACCGGCGGCGTAGCGCGAGCGGATCGCACGCACCTGCGCCTCATCCAGCAGGGCCCGCGAATGCCGCTCCCCGCGGCGGCGTCCCGACGCGGCCGCGGGTCCCGCGACGTGCGCCCACTTGCGCCCCGTGCGCACCTGGCTGATGTGCCCATGACTGACGCCGTAGCGCGCGGCGAGGCTGCGCAGGGTGTCGTCGCTCGCACGGATCGCCTCCACGGCTGCCGTGTCGAGGACGGCCTGGGCCTTCCGCTCGCCCCGTGGCAGGAGTTCGCGCCGGATGCGCCCGCGGTTCTTGTTCCGGGGCAACCACCGCAGGTTCTCGAGCCGGTTATTGGCGCGGTCGAAGTCGATATGGTCGGCCTCGTGGCCCTCCGGACGCGGACCCGCAAACGCCTCGAGCACGAGGTTATGCACCATGCGGATGTGCGACTGCGCGTCCCGTGTCAGGTTCACGGCTTCATATCCGGGGGATCTTCCGCCGCTGAGCCGGCGGCGCATCTCCTGGGGGGCCCGTCGCACCCGACCCCGGTCGCTCACTTCGTACTGCCCCTCGAACCCCACCACGGGTCGCCACCGCTCCGTCCTGCCCACACCCATCCTCCGCGAGGAACTCCCGTAGGCGCCGGATACACTCCATATCCGGACGCGGTCCCTCCTGAAGAATGGTAACAATTTCGTCGCGGCAGGATGGGTACCACCAGTAGACCTCCTGCCCGGCCTCGGCCAGCGTGGCCAGCCAGGCGTCCTGGCCCTGGCGCAGGCGGCCGTTGACGAGGCGGGTGCGGGTGGGTTTGCGCCCCTCCCGCTTCAGCTCGGCGAACACCACCCGCTGCTGCTCCGGGGACACCAGGGTGAGGTCGGGCCAGCCGCTGTCGCTCCCGATGCTGAAGCGGGGGTGGAAGACGCGGTAGCCGAGCAGCCGGGCGGTGCGCACGACGAACGCCTGCAGGTCGGCCTCGCTCACCTGGGCCAGCAGCCAGGTGGCGCTGTCGGCGGGCGCGACGGCGGTCATCCGCCCGCCTCCCGACGGCGGGCGTGGGCTCGGATCGCGGCCACGCCCTTCGGCCCGATGGCCGGGATGCACAGGAGCACCGCATCGGGGAGCGCCGCCGCCGCGGCAAACCCCGCATGGAACCCGGGGATGAACGGCGAGGGGCCCCCCTCCCGGCTGTACCACCGCGCGAAGGCGTTGCGCGTGGCGTTGGGCACCCCGGCCCAGTCGGCCACGTAAGCGTAGTAGTCCAGGAGCGCCGGGTCGCGGTCGGTCACGCGGCCACCTCCTCCTCCGGCAGCAGGGGCAGCTGGTACGCGGGCTGGGCGTCGACGGCGAGCAGCAACCTGACCACGGCGTCGCCACTCAGCGTACACCGTTCCGTGCAGCGCAGGGGCTCGTCCACCCACACGCTGCGGCGCCGGAAGGGGCCATCGCGCCACTCCCGCTCGTGGACGACCACGCCGCCGAGGAGGCAGCGGGGGCAGCGCACGGGGCGGCCGGGGAGCAGGAGCGTCATCGCCGCTCCCGCTTGGGGCGCGTCCCGCGGTCCGACCACGCGCGGCCCATCGGGCGGGTCTGCCGCCGGGAGCCCTCGGCGTGCAGGAGCCCCGTGATGAGGGCGAGGTAGTGCCGCTCGCACAAGCGGTAGGTGAAGCCGTAGGGATCGACGTAGAGGCGCAGGTTGGTGGGCAAGGGGTGGTGGTTGTCGATGCGCCCCAGCTCGCAGCAGGCGTCCGGGGCGTGCTCGGCGTGCACGTCCCCGGTGGGCATCGTCAGGAGCACGCCCAGTGTCCGGCGTAGCCCCGGGAGAGGGCGTAGGCGGTCACCATGGCCGCGCTCCACGGGTCATACGGTGAGGTGCCCTCGTACCCGGCCCAGCGGCTGAAGGTGCGCCAGGTCTGCGGCGCGTACTGGAAGAGCCCCATGTGCCCGCCCCGGCTGGTGACCCACGGCGTGTAGCGGCTCTCGCAGTAGGCGATGCGCCGCATCCACCCCTCGGACACCCCGTAGGTGACGGCGGCCTGGTGGATGGCCCCGGCCACCTCCTCGCTCTGGGCCTGCGTCGGTGCGCAGCTCACGGCCACGTACGTCGCGAGGGTGGCGCCCGCCACGAAGCCCCAGAGGTAGACGCCCCAGGTGCGCCAGCTCATGAGGCTGCCTCCTCGCCGGCCGCCAGCACCAGCGCCGTCCACGTGGCCAGCACCGGCAGGGGCAGGCGCACCCCCCGCTCCGCCTCGGCGATGCTCGAGCGGGAGATCTTCAGCCCGGCGGCGAGGTCGCGCTGGGACACCTTCGCCACCCGGCGGGCCCGGCGCACCGCCGAGGGGGGCACGAGCGGCCCCGGGGCCTCGCCCCCGCTGGCCCGCGCCGCGGCCCCCCGCAGCAGGCCCACCCGGCGGCGGTTGTCGCCCAGGAGGCCCACCTTGAGGGCGTGCGTGCGCGCCTTCACGTCCCGCGCCGTCTCCTCCGCCGACGCCGCCTGCCGGTGCAGCGCCGTCAGGTCGGCCGCCAGCTCCAGGCGCTTGATGCGCAGCCCGTCCCGGACGTAGCGGATGGTCATCAGCCAGCGACCAGGTGCCCAGACAGTCGGCGGTGCGCCCCCGTCGTCATCTTGCCCGCCCCGACCAGGATGTCCGCGATGTCGCTCAGTTGCTCCCGCTCGGACCCCCGCAGCTGCGCCGCCGCGAGCCGGATCGCGGCGGCGAAGTTGGTCATCTGGGCGTCCACCGCGCCGAGCGTCTGCACGCCCCCGCGGACGAGACTCTGCCGGTCGTGCTCCGTGAGGGCCTCGCCCGTCCGGGCGTCCACCACGACGAAGTGGTACGCCTCGAGCGACCCGTCCGGCGCGCGCCGCCGCCCTTTCGGCAACGGCGCAATCGTCCACCCCACCCCCTGCGGGTCGCGCGCGGCCGCCTTCCGGTGAACGACCAGGGCCTGGGTCGCCTTGCAGTGCGACCACCCGGCGGCCTGCGCGATGTCCGCGTAGGAGCAGCACCGGAACTGCGTCAGGGCCGCCTTGAGCCGTTGCTCATCGGCCAGGTTCAACCGCTTCGGTCGGGCCATTCGTCTACCTCCTGCGTCCGTCGGGTCGCCTTACGCACGCGCATCCGCCAGGAAGTCCTCGACCTCCTGCACCAACCTGATCCCGCCGGGCGCGTGGAGGATCAGGCGCAGCCGCTCCCACGCCTGGAGCACGGTGTCGATGGCCGCCGCCTCCGCGTCCAGGCCGGCGGCGTCGAGGGACGCCTCGCTCAGCGCCTGGGCGTAGTGCTGCGCCGCGACGCGGGCGTCCAGCACGAACACCGCCAGCCGCAGGGCGCCCTGCGCCACCGCCACCGGCGCCGGATCGGGGGCGGGCGGGGGCGGCCCCGCCCCGCGCTCGGCGGGGGCACCGGCCGGCAGCATGGTGATCGGCGGCGGGAGCACGTCCGGATCGGCCCGCAGGCGCTCGAACAGCTCCCGCTTGCGCTCCGGACTGGCCTGCTTGAGATGCGCCTCCGTCGCCCGTCGGTCGCGGTCCGCCGGGGACGCGGAGGTGCCGTGTTCGTAGTACGCCTCCGTCCACGAAGGCCGGTCCGCCAGCGGCACGTCCCGGTACGCGTCCCAGATGCGCTTGTAGGTCTTCCCGGTCCACTCGGAGAACTTCACCCCGGGGGCGGCGTCCCGAACGTCGCGGCACCACTGGGCCATCGTCACGCCGGTAATCGGTTGGGTACCCAACCGATTACCGGGCCGACCCGCGCCATCGACCGTCGCCTCAAACGTCAAGCGCGCCAACTCCCAACTGGAGTCCTCCCCACGGCGAAGCGCATTCGCCGCCATCGTGACCGCGGCCACGTAGTCCATCAGCCCAGTCCTTTCAGGGTTCATTCCCCGCCCTCGCGCCGCGCCCCGTCGACGAGCTGCAGGAGCAGCGAGCGGGCGGCGTCGGCGCTGAGGACGAGGCGCTCGTGCCCGCCCTGGAGGCGGCCGGGCGTCCAGAACCGGATGCGGTAGACGTCGCCGCTGGCGGGGTAGTAGTCCCCCACCGCGATGCCGTCCAGGAAGAGCGTGTCCCGGCCCGGCGGGTTCTTCTCCGCGTACATCTTGCGCCACTCGACCCGCTCGCTCATCGTCCGTCCTCCTTCGGCGGCGTGTACTTGCGCCGCAGTTTCTCCGGCAGGGAGAGCCGGGCCTTGAGCTTGGCCGCCTCCACCTTGTCCTCCGCCGCCCGCCGCTCGTCGTCCGTGGGCGGCGCCGGCGGGGGCAGCTGCCGGTGCCGGGAGCGGGCCTCCCGCTGCAGCTCGTCGGCCGCCTGCTGCGCGTAGTCCAGCCACACCGCCGGGCCGGGGATGAAGGGCCCCCGGTGGCCCATGCGGATGAGGGTCACCGAGCGGCGGAAGACGTCCTCGGTGACCCAGGGGTGCTCTTCGATCATGTCCCGCCAGCTGATCTGGTGGGCTTTGGCCATCGTGTCGTTCGGGAAGGACGGCGGGAAGTCCACTGCCAGCTTGGCCGCCGCCCAGGCCAGCATGGCCTGGGCGGCCGAGAGCGGCATCAGCGCCGCTCCCAGGTGGAGGGCCCCGCCACCGGGTCGGTCGCGATCTGGTGGAGGACGCGGTCGAGGACGCTGGTGGGTGCGCTCCGGGGCACCGTCGGTTCGAGCCGGCCCGTCGGTTTCGTCGCCGCCCGCTTGACCCAATTGGCCAGGAACGCCTTGGAGCACACCCGCTTGCGGTTGGCGGTGCGCTGGAGCCACTCCGCCATCCCGATGGCCTCCAGCACCAGATCCACGGCGGGGCAGGTGGCCGCCAGGCGGTGCAACAGCTGCTCGTCGTGGACGTAGCCCCGGACGGGCTCGAGCACGCAGCGCACCTGCTCGAAGTCGCCGGTTATTACGTTCTCTCTCTTTACCGTAGGTAAAGAGGTAACTAAAAGTTCCGTGCTGCGCGCGTCTGCGCCCTCGTGCGTGCGGGCGCTCAAACTCTGCGCGTCACGTGACGGCGTAACGTGACGTTCCCGGTAACGTGACGCACGCACTCGGGACTGCTCCCGGATGCGGGCCAGCATCTGCTCCGGCGTCAGGTCCAGCTTGGCGGGCACTACTCGCCCTCCCGCGGCGCCTGCGGGAGGTCCGCCCGCAGGGCCTCGTCCATCCGCCGGGCCACGTACGCCCAGTCCACGTACAGCCCGGCGAGCCAGGGCCCCCGGCCGATGCGGTAGTGGTCGCGCGCCGCGTCGATCCGCCCCTGCGCCCGCTCCAGCGCCTGGGCCAGCTGCAGCCGGCTCATCCGGGCCCGCCCGCTGGCGGTGCGGGCGCCGCTCACCGGCCCCACCCGTCGTCCCGCTCCCACGGGGCGTCCAGCCCGTTCACCCACACCACCGCGCCCGCCAGGCCGACGGCGATGACCACCAGACAGACCGACGCCAGCACCAGGATCAGCTTCACCAGCAGGGCCTCCGCACCGCTCACCGCTCGCGCTCCTCGGCGGCCGCGGCGAGCAGGCGCCCCGCCAGCCGCAGCCGCTCCGTCGGGGAGAGACGCCCCGCCGCCGCCAGCAGCCCGTCCACCGTCACCACGGGGAGCGCCAGCGGCGCCGGCCCCGCTAACAGGGCGTCCACGGCGCTGCGGGGCAGCAAGAGGCGCCGCCCTACCTTGAAGCCCCCGAAGTCCGCGTAGTGGTCGTACACGGCGTCGTAGGACACGCCCAGGCGGTCGGCCGCCTCCCGGACGGTGTAGGTCGACTCCCCCGCCGTCCGGGCCCGCCGGCTCAGCCTCCCGGGGGGCGGCTCTTGGGCATGGGGTACGATAGACACTGCTCGGCTCCCTTCTAGCCAGCAAAATCAGCGGGCTGACCCCCGGCAGGGTCAGCCCGCTGTCGTTTTGGGGTGGGCGTTCTCGGCGGCCATGACGTCGTCCACCAGGGCGCGCTCGAACGCCGACCGCCACGGCTCCTCCGCCTTCGCCAGCACGCGCGCCGCCATGGTCCGGGTGACCGGGCGACGGCCCCGCTGCACCTGCGACCACTCCGACGTGCCGCGGCCCAGCCGGCTGGCGAAGTCCTGGTTGTTGAGCCCCAGGCTCTGCCGCCACCGCTCCATCAGGGTGGCGAAGCGCCCTGTCGGGATGCTTTCCAAATCAGAAAGCATCCTAACGAACCCGCCCCGAAGAGTCAACCGCAGACGGCGAACGCGTGCAGCGCGGCAGCAAACCCGGCCCGCCCGTCCTTTGTGGTTTACAGTCTGTGAAGTGTGAGTACCGGGGGCGTTGCCGGTGTGCTGGCCGAGCGGCTGTTGGTGCTGCGGGGGGAGGCCCGCTTGAGCCGGCGTGAGCTGGCGGAGCGGGCCGACGTGTCCCACGCGTACATCGGGATGCTGGAGCGGGGGGAGATCGCGAACCCCGGCGGGCCGCGGCTCGACCGCGTCGCCCGCGCGCTCGGCTGGGCGGACTACCACGCCATGCTGTCCAGCACCGAGACGGTGGCGCCCCGGCCGGACGCTGAGCGGGAGGCCCTCGACCACGACCGCCGCACGTGGGAGGCCCGCCAGGAGGCCCTGCTCGAGGAGCGCCTCGCCGAGCTGCGGGGGCTCTTCCTGGAGGCGCGGGCGGACTACGCGGCCATGCTGCGCATCATGCAGGCCGTGCTCGACCGGGAGCGCACCGGCCGCGCTGGGGGGCCGCCGCCCGCCTCCGCGCGTCCGTGACGGGGCGCCCCAAACGGGGCCAGGGTGAGGGCAGCGTGCGGCAGCTCCCCACCGGCCGCTGGCGGGCCGAGGTCATGCTCGCCGGGCAGCGGCGCTCGAAGACGTTCGCCACCCGCACCGACGCGGTGGCCTGGCTGGCCGACACCCGCAGCAAGCACGACCGCAACGCCCTGCCCCCGGTGGCCGCCGAGCGCGTCACGGTGGCCATCCACCTGGCCCGCTGGCTCCAGGGCCGCCGCGGGCGGGTGTCCGCCCACACCTGGCAGGTGCTCGAGCTGAACGTGGCCCTCCACCTGGTGCCCCGCATCGGCCACCTCCGGCTGGCCCAGCTCACCGCGGAGGACGTCAGGACGCTCCTGGGCGCCCTCCTGCGCCCCCCGGCGGGCACGGGCACCCTAGCCCCCGCCACCGTGCAGAAGGTCCGCAGTACGCTCCGGATGGCCGTGCAGCAGGCCGTGGCGGACGGGCTGCTCGACCGCAACGTGGTGGACGCCGCGCCCGCGCCCCGGCTCGAGCCCGCCGGGCCGGACGCGCCCAGCCCGCAGCGGGCGCTCCCGCCGGCGGCCATCGTCCGCTTCTTCGAAGTGGCCACGGGCCACCCCCTGGAGGCCCTGTTCTGGGTAGCGGCGCTGGTGCCCTCCCGCTCCGGGGAGCTGCGGGCGCTGCGCTGGGCCGACCTGACCGTGCGGCGGGACCGCACCGGCGCCCTGCGCATCCCCCGCAGCAAGACGGGGGCGGGCGTCCGCCGGGTGGATCTGGACGCCGACCTGGTGGGCCGCCTGCGGGCGCACCGGGAGCGCCAGGCCGTCGACCGGGCCGCCGCCGGGGAGCGGTGGGCTGGGCGTGACTTGCTGTTCTGCACCGCCCACGGGGCGCCGCTGCTGGGAGGCAACGTGCTGCGGGCGTTCCGCCGGCTGCTGCGCCGGGCGGGGCTGCCCGACCGCTACCGCCTCCACGACCTGCGCCACACCGCCGTGTCCGCCTTGCTGGCCGACGGCGTGCCCCTTGCAGAAGTGGCCCAGCTGGCGGGGCACGCCAACGCCGGGGTGACGGCCCGGCTCTACGCGCACGCCATCAAGCGGACGGGGGCGCCGGTGACGGGGCGGCTGGCCCGCTTCTACCGCGAGGGGGCTGCAGACGACGCCGGGCGGGCGTAACCGTGGTGCGGGTTACGCCGCGGTTACGCCGCGCGGGGCTGCGGACGCCGGGCGGGCGGAACCAGAGCAGGTGCTGGAGGGGCGGTTCCCTCCTGGGGGGAGGGGGGTGGGCACGCAGGGACTCGAACCCCGGACCTCTACCATGTCAAGGGAACGGTTCCCCTCGAGCGCCCCAGATGATGCACCCCTCCCCCTCCTGGTAGCCCCCGGCTGAACGCTCGCCCACCTGGCTGCTGACGGGCGTAATCGGGCGGTTCCGCTGGTGCGGTTACGCCGCGGTTACGCCGCGGGAGGGGTTAGCGGCCCTCCCGCTGGCCGGTCCGGGCCAGGATGACCTCCGCCTCCCGCAGCGCCGCGGTGACCAGAAAGTTGTTCACCGTCCGGTTGTCGACCGCCGCCGCCCGCTTGATCAGTTCCACCTGGTCCGGGGTCATCCGCACCGAGGTCGTCACGCTCTTTCGCTCCCGCTCTGGCATTACCGCAGGGTAGCGGCACATCAACCACATCTCAACTACCCGGCATACCGAGTGTACCACATTCGCCACCGATTGTGTGGTACAATTGGGGTATGAACACGGACGCGGGCGGGAACGGGGTGGCGTGCCGGCTGGTCATTGACGGCCGGGTGATTGAGTTCACACTTGAGGGGCCGCTGGTGGCGATGCCGGTGAAGGCGACGAAGAAGGGGGGGCGGCGCGATGGCCGCGACTGACCTGGCGGAGCGCGTGGACCGCGAGACGGGCGAGCTGCTCGCGGAGGAGCCGTACCGGTTCCCCGAGGTGCGGATCGACAAGAAGTTCGTGATGCTGCAGCAGGGGCGGGACTTCGTCCTCAGCGACGGGCTGCTGGACGGCCTGCACCAGCTCAGCGGCGGCTACTTCGACGTCGACACGAAGAT